ACGATTAACCAGAATATTCTGGTTAAAGAAGGTAGTAAATTTCGGACGATGTCCACCATGAAGAATATTCTAGGTGAGGCAAATATAGGTGAAGTGTTTCCAAAAGAATTTGGCATCTATGATTTAAATGAATTTTTAGGTGTGTTTAGTTTGACCAAAGATGCAGACCTAGAATTTGATAATGATAGTTTTCTGGTGGTAAAGAGTGGGAAAACCAAGATCAAATATTTCTTTTCTGATCCGTCAATTTTGACAATACCGCCAGAGACATTTAATGCACCAGAATGTGATGTATCGTTTACGGTGTCATCGGATATTTTGAGCAGTGTGTTGAAGGCATCAGCAGTAATGCAACTCCCGGATGTAGTTTTTTATGGAGCTCCAGGTGCAACAGTAAAGATAACTACTACTGATTTAAAGAATACTACTTCAAATGAATTTACTCATGAGTTGAGTGAAAATACTACACAAGAGTTTAAGTTTCATTATAAGGTAGATAATCTTAAAATGATTCGAGGAGATTATGATGTTTCGGTTTCTACAGAGGCTTTAGTATCTAACTGGAAAAATTCTCATAAAGATATTTCTTATTGGATAGTCCTTGGTGCGGAGTAAATTCATATTATGATCAGGGAAACATTCCTATGGGTGGAGAAGTACCGCCCGAAAAAAATCACTGATTGTATTCTTCCGGAATCAATCAAAAATACATTTTTAGAATTTGTTGGTCAGAAAGAGATTCCAAATCTTCTTTTGGCTGGCGGTTCAGGTGTGGGCAAAACTACAGTAGCAAGAGCACTGTGTGAGGAGATTCATGCTGATTATATTCTTATCAATGGTTCGGAAGAATCAGGCATTGATGTATTAAGAAATAAGATTAAGACGTTTGCTTCTACTGTATCATTACAGGGTGGTAGAAAGGTAGTTATTTTAGATGAGGCTGATTATCTTAATCCACAATCAACACAACCAGCTCTCCGTGGGTTCATTGAAGAATTCCATCGTAACTGCCGGTTTATTTTTACCTGTAACTTTAAGAATAGAATCATTGAGCCGTTACATTCACGCTGTGCAGTAGTAGAGTTTAAGATTAATGGGAACAAAGCTATTCTTGCTTCCCAGTTTATGGGTAAAGTAGAACATATTTTAAAGACAGAAGGTATTGGATTTGAGGAGCCTGTAGTTGCAGAACTGATTATGAAACATTTTCCAGATTGGCGGAGAGTGTTGAATGAGTTGCAGAGATATAGTGTCAGTGGTACAATTGATACTGGAATTCTTGTTAATATTATAGATGTTAATTGGAAGGAATTGATGGGGCATTTAAAAAATAAAGAGTTTAAAGATGTTCGTAAATGGGTAATCAACAATATAGATAATGATCCTGTAAAAATATTTAGAAAGGTATATGAAAAGTTATATGATTATATGAAACCAGAATCTATACCAAATGCAGTTATTGTATTGGGTGAGTATCAGTATAAGTCAGCGTTTGTGGCAGACCAAGAGATTAATTTGTTGGCGTGTTTGACGGAGATTATGGCTCAATGTCAATTCAAATAGACGATACAATTATAAATGAAGTATATGATATGTGGAAAGAAAAAGGCTTTCCTTATTACCCTACTGATTATAATTGGCGAAAGAAAGAGTTTACAAAACTACTTCGATTTGATAGGTCTACTTTATTTAAGCCGAATACAAAAGCCGTAGGTTCTTCAGCACATGGCCTTTCTTTGGCGTGGAGCTATATGCCACACCATTGGGGTATCAAGTGTGGGAAAATGAAAACTCCTATGGAGATTTGGAATGATGAGAAGCATTTTAAAATTGGTATTAGAAAAATATTAGCTGGGACTTTTTGGGAACAAAAAGAATACCATAAGATAACAGCATCTGATATGCGATCTTTACTCCGTAGATATTCTGGCACTCAAGCCGTTTCAAATTACAGGCCTACAGCTGCTGCATTGATGTATGATAAGTTTTTAGAAAAAGCGTCGCCTTTGTTTGGCACAAAAGCCGGTACGACTTGGGATATGAGTTGTGGGTATGGAGGTCGTTTACTTGGTGCCATAGCCGCAGATGTAAATTACATAGGTACAGATCCGTGTACTGAAACATTTGAAGGCTTACAACAAATAAAAGAAGATTGGGCCGGCCTAAATAGGACTATAGAACTACATCAAATAGGTAGTGAAGAATTTTTGCCTGATAAAAATAGTATAGATTTATGTTTTACATCTCCGCCTTATTTTGATTGGGAAAAATATTCTGAAGAAGAAACTCAATCGTATAAGAAGTATCCGGAGGTGCAAGATTGGATAGATGGATTTTTATGGCACACTATTGATAAGTGTCATTATGGATTAAAGGTTGGTGGTATATTAGCATTGAATGTAGCCAATACAAGACGCATAAAGAATTTTGAAGAAGTAACTGTCCGTATAGCAAAACAGATTGCATATAAACATATTGATACTTGGAAACTTCAGCTCTCATCACAAACAGGTGCACCTAAGCACGAACCAATTTTTATATTTCAAAAATGAAAGTAAAAATAACAGGTGAATTTGCGACCTTAACTGGCAAAAGAGAAGTTGAAATACACGGGCCTACTAATATTATGCAGTTACTTAAAGAATTAGATAGGAACTTTCCCAATTATGGTTGGGATAATTGTAATGTGGCTATTAATGGTACGATGTATTCTAATGCTTGGATGCAACCAATAGCTGAAGATGATGAGATAGTTATTATGCCACCTATAGAGGGCGGATAATGAAAGAATGGATTAACGATGATTGTTTTAATGTTTTACCGACATTAGAAGATGATTCTGTAGATTTGGTTTTTACTAGCCCTCCTGATCTATTTGATATAGGTACAGATGATATAGGTGTATATCAAGATTTTCTTGCGAAAGTTATGGGAGAGTTTGATAGGATAGTAAAGGATAATGGCTTTATTGTCATGTGTCAATCAGATAGAAAAATAGATGGCACAGTGTATGTTAAACATGCTTTTATTATTAACCATATGCTATCTTTAGGGTGGGTACTTAAAGATTATAAGATCATTGTAAAGAATAGTATAGACAGTATGAACCAGTTTATTTTCCCCTATCAGCATATGTGTGTGTTTTCTGTTTCAGGTACGATTGAAAGAAAGGGAGAATGGCAAAAACATATTTTGGTATATAAAACACAAAAAAGTAAATTTACTTATTACATTTGGCATGAGGCGTTTTGTAAACTGGTAATAAGTAATTTAACAAAAGAAAATGATTTAATAGTAGATCCATTTGGAGGCTCTAGTCAAGTGTTGCAATGTGCTAAAGAATTGAATAGACAATATTTAGGATGTGAAATTGATAAGGAAGTCTATGAGACAGCTATAATAAGAAATTCATTAATATGAGTGTATACTTAAAGAAGGATTGGAGTAAGGTATTATCCCTGACAGATGAAGAATTTGAAGATTTGGAGTGGGAAGAAAAAATATTGTTAGAGTTAGAACATGATGGTATAGGTTGGACCATCCAGCAAAGTAAGGTGGCAGCTTCTAAGTATATGGGCGGGAAAACTAATGTGGAAGAAACGTGAAGAATATAATCCTCATATAACAATAGTTACATCATTATTTGATGGCCAACAGACGGGAATACCCCATAGTGTTGGTATATATGATGAGTTATGGGTAGATAAATTATATCGGGGTATTGAAAGAAATTATAATGGAACTTTTGGTTTTGTTTGTTTGACTGAAAAGAATCGTAAGTTTAAAGAACCCATAAGACAGGTAAAATTTTTACGCTCAGTAGACCAATATGGTTGGATGAGTTTAATGGAGCAGTATCGACCGGATCTATGTGTAGGTAAACGCTGTACTATGGGGTTAGATACAATTATTACTGGTCCTTTAGATGATATTTTTGATTATAGTCCCGAAAAGGTGGCCTTGTGTACTGACCCATATCATCCACATCTCATTTGTAATGCTTTAACTTTAGCTACGCCTGAATTTTCAAAGGAGTTTTGGAATAGATGGTTACATAATGAACAGCAGATTTTAAGGGAGTGTACACTTTTTGGAGCTCCTTCCGAAATGGTATTACTAAGAAAATTGTATGGAGATAGTCCTAGATTAGATAAGAAGTTTCCTGGTAGAATAGTGAGTTATAAAGTAGACATTGTACCTATGCATAGAGCGGTCGAAGATACTAGTATAGTTTATTTTCATGGAGAACCCAAACCACATATAATAAATGAAAATTGGATCCAGGAGAATTGGAAATGATACTATTTGCATATGATTTTCCTCATAGAAAAACACAAGACTTTATTAACTATCTACGGTATTATAATTTCAAACTAGATGCTGTTATTGGAGCACCTAAACTCCTTTTAAAAATACCAGAACAAAAATATCATTCAAGTGTTTCTACTATAGGTTTACATGACACTAGAGAGATGTGTTGGAAGATGAAGATACCTTATTATAGAATGGGCCATAATTCTCCAGAGTGTTTAGAATATTTAGATAGACATAAGCCTAAACTTGGTTTGATATCTGGTGCTAGAATACTCAAGAAGGAAGTCATTGACAAGTTTAGTTTAGGTATTATTAATTTTCATCCTGGTGGTATTCCAGACTGTAGAGGTCTTGACACAGCCCATTGGATAATGTATAGTAGAGTTGATGCTGGTTGGATTATAAAGAGACAAGAGTTTGACAAACCTAAAGATTATACTCTACAAGATATTGGATCGTTATTGTATTACGGACAGTTGGCTATTTTCAGAGAAAGTATATCAGCTGTGAAAGGACATAAAAAGGAAGACTTTGAGTATGTGCCTAAGGATGCTAAGGCATCATATGGATATTATGTATGAATTAAAAGATTATTTGAACGCCATCAATCATAAGAAAGAAGATTTGATGGCGGGTGAAGATGAGTTTTGGGAGAAGAAGTACCCAGCTTATATAGTAAACAAAGCATTATCAGCTTTTCCTGACAGTATTTTGTATGTAAATGAAATGAATAGGATGCATTACCTCGATAAGCGTCTACAGTTTCAATTTTTTCTAAATAGTATAAGACCTAAAAAAAGATTTAGTAAGTGGTTAAGGTCTAGTAAGATTAAAAATCTTGAGTATGTTAAAGAATATTATGGCTATAGTAATGAGAAAGCTAGACAAGCACTTGACATACTAGATGATGAACAAATTGAACATATAAAAAGAATAATACATCGAGGTGGTAAACATGGAAGAGTTGGAGTGGACTCCAGACTTAATGCTCGAGGTGACGTTGAATGAAGCTGATGATTTTTTAAAAGTTCGTGAAACACTATCCCGCATAGGGGTTGCCTCTCGCAAGGAGAGAAAGTTATACCAATCGTGTCACATCCTACACAAACAAGGCCGATATTTTATCGTACATTTTAAAGAGTTGTTTGCCCTAGACGGCAAACCTACCAATATATCAATTAATGATTTAGAACGACGAAATACGATTGCAGGGTTATTGGAGGATTGGGACTTGGTAAAGATTATTGGTAACAATGAGTATAAGGCTCCGTTATCACAAATAAAAGTTTTATCTTATAGAGAAAAAGATGAATGGGTGTTGGAAACAAAATATAATATTGGTAAAAAACGTGAGGAGTAATATATTATGGCGGTAAAATTATTGAGATTAAAGTCTGGGGAAGATATTGTAACAGATGTTAAAAATGAAAATATAGAATACACTACAATAAAGTTACCAGCAATGCTGGTACCTATGAATGCTAGTGGTTCTCAAGTGCAGATGGCGTTGACACCTTGGTTACCTTTTAGTGAAGATAAGGAGTTTACAATACCCACTGAGTGGATTTTAATAACATCTGAACCAGCACAAGACATCGTAAATAATTATAATCAAATGTTCGGGTCAGGCATTGTAGTGCCTAAAGTGAGTGGAAAGACTTTACTTAACGAATGATTTGTGATATAATTATTATATGAGTGATTTTTATATCAATGTAATCCAGCATGGTAATCAGCTGTTAATTCGTGAAGTAGATAAAGGTAAGCGTGTAAGTCGCCGATTAAAGTGGCAACCAAAATTATATGTTCCTTCCCCAATAGGCTCTGAATGGCAGACTTTAGGTGGTCAGCCATTAGATTCTGTTAGTTTTAAAACCATAAAGGACGCTAGAAATTTTATACAGATGCATCAGGACAATCCTGAGGCTGTTTATGGTTTAGACAACTATCAATATGTTTATATAGGAGAAGAATATCCAGACGAAGTAAATTGGAGTATGGATAAAATGCTCACGATTACTTTAGATATAGAAGTGGAGTGTGAGAATGGATTTCCAGATGTTAGTAAAGCTGATGAACCATTGTTATGTATTACAGTAAAGAA